CCTGCTTGGACCAGCTTCGGGGCCTCTGAATACCCGATGATCAAAGGCTTGTTCCGTCTGGAGGCTGATCGTAAGATCATTGCCGAGCTGAACGGCTCCTCGCAATTCCGTTTTTATGTAGACAAACTACGGTATGCGCATACCAAAGCGGTGGAGGAACTAATGCACTGCCACCCACGAGATCTACAGGATCGTCGTTCGTATGCACGCTGCCTAGGCGAGTTGATCGCCGAAACCACCAAGACTGGAGATATCAAGTGAGCAAGCAACGCCTTCCCGCCCCTATCCAGAGACAGGTCGATGAGGCGAACAAGGTGCTTGCTGAATTGGCAAGGAAGCCTGGAGAGCCGGAGCCAGCTGCTCCCGAATTGGGAACAGAGCAGGCTGCTGCCCCGGCTGCACCTGAAGCTGCACCTGCACCTGCACCTGCACCTGCACCTGCACCTGCACCTGCACCTCAGTCTGACGACAGGGATTACAAGCAGATGTATGGCGTACTGAAGGGTAAGTACGACAAAGAGATCCCTGAGTTGAAGGTCGCGATTGGCGAACTCACTGAGCGGAATCGGCAGAACGAGACCCTCCTGGCCCAGCTGGCTGATCGTACGGCTCCAACACCGCCCAGTGGGAATTCTACTTTGCCGGGACCGAGTTCCTTCTCCGATCAGGAGAAAGAGGAGTATGGGAACGAGTTTTTTGACGTTGTAGGGCGCCGGGCTCGCGAGATCGTCGCAGCCGAATTGCAGCCCTTCAAGAAGCAGATGACTGAGCTGAACGGCCAGACCAATTACAACAAGAAAATCGAGGAAGAACGAGCCCGGTCTTCTGTCACGGACGCCCTGGATGAGCAGGTCATTGGTTGGCAGCAGATCAATACTGACCAAGCCTTCCTTGCGTGGTTGGCAGGAAGTGATGTATTCTCTAACAGGACGAAGCGTGAGCTTCTGACTGAGGCCTTTCAGGCCAACGACGCTGCCCGTGTCGTTCGGTTCTTCAAGGCCTTTCAGGAAGACACAGCTCGGTCACCAGCTCCAGCAGCACGGACTCCTTCCGTAGACGCTGGAACACTGATGGCCCCAGGCACCCCGCGAAGCGGTGGGCCAGCTGTAGCTCCTGGTGGTGACGGCCGCGTGTGGACTCAGGCTGAGATAGGCCAGTTCTACATGCAGGTACGCCGCGGAAAAGTTCCTACCGACGAGAAAATTCGCGTCGAGAAGGAAATTGTCAAAGCGGCTGCCGAAGGGCGTGTTCGGTAACCATCATGAGCCACGGAGCAAACTGTCATGGCATTTACAATTGGTACACCCTATAGCGGTGCAGCTGCATCTCCCGCCTATACGGGTATTTTCATCCCGACCCTCTGGGCCGGAAAGTTCATCGAGAAGTTCTACGATGCGACCGTCCTGGCCGCGATCTCCAACACGGATTACGAAGGCGAAATCCGGAATATGGGGGATCTGGTCAAGATTCGCACTCGTCCGACCATCTCAATCGCTGATTACGACGCGACAATGGCCCTCGTGGTCACTCGCCCGTCCTCAGCATCCGTCGATCTGAACATCGACAAGGGCAAGTACTTCAACACGGTCCTCGACGACGTGATGGAAGTGCAGTCCGATTCTGACCTTCTGAGCCTGTGGGCGGACGACGCTTCCGAGCAGATGAAGATCAAGGTCGACACCGACGCCCTTGGATACACTCGTCTCAACACCGGAACGGTTGCCGCGAACAAGGGCAACACGGCCGGTCGGATCAGTGCAGATCTCAGGCTCGGTATCACGACCTCCCCGACATTCGTCGCTTCAACGACGCAGGGTACGGGTGTTGGTGACACGAACGCGAACGATCGTTCAGTCATCAATCACCTCGTCGACCTTGGCCAGGTCCTGGATGAGCAGAACATTCCGGAATCCGGTCGCTTCGTAGTCGTCCCGGCATGGTATGCCTCGGCGATCAAGCGGTCAGAACTCCGTGATGCCTCCATCTCGGGCGACGGCTCCTCGATGCTGCGCAACGGTCGGCTCGGTATGGTGGATCGCTTCACGATCTACGTATCGAACCTCACGCCAGCGGGTGTCGCAGGTGGTCTGGCGGCGGGCGAGTTCGCGGTCTATGCCGGTCACAAGAACGGCTTGACCTTCGCCAGTCAGATGACCAAGGTCGAAACCCTCCGTTCGGAGAGCACCTTCGGCACGCTGCTGCGTGGTCTGCAGGTGTATGGTCTCGGTGTAATCGACGGCACCTGCCTGTCGGTCAGCATCGTTGCCAAGGGCTGATAACGGCCCCCTCTAGGGGACTGGCCCAACGAGGGGGTCACTCAGAAATGGGTGACCCCCTTTCTTCTTTCGGAGGTGCTTCGTGGCGAAGACGCTGGATAACCTGGTGGATGAGATCCGCCTGATGACCAAAGATCGTCGGGTGCCTTACCGGTATACCCAGACGGATATCCTCGAAGCTATCAATTCGGCGTTCCGTGAGACGAAACGTCTCCGTCCAGACATTTTTGTTGGATGTTGCACTGATGAGGCTGGAGGTACGATCGACCTACCATCCTATGTGGAGGCGGACTTGGGGCTTACCCCCACTCCTACTCCGTATCTGATCGACGAAATCTTCTTCATGACCACTGTTTTCTACGCCGTGGGCAAATTACAGCTTGGTGATGACGAGTTCACCCTTGATAATCGGGCCATGACCTTGTTGGCGGCATTCCGTCAGGCACTGGTTGGGGGCTGAACATGACTACAATTTCTTGCGACAATGCTGGGGCGCTCACTGCAAATTGCGGACTTACCCTCGATTTGTGGTTGAAACCGCTCGGGGCTCGTCTCCCGGGCGCCGTTCCTGCCCAGCTTGAGTGCGAACTTCATGCTGCGATTCGTGAGTTCTACTTCCAGTCGCGTGCCTGGCGGGAGCAATTTGGCCCGTACAACATCTACGCCGACCAGGAACTGGTCTGGCTGAATCCAGTTGATGCTTATTCGAACGTCATGTTTGTGCACGGCGCCTGGATTGAAGATCCTGATGTTGGGCGCATAAACCTCAAGCCCCTTACATCTCGTCCTACGGACGGCCAGACAGGGGCTTCCTTGTATTTCCAGGCGGCTGATCCTACGGTGCTGCGACTCTGGCCGAAACCCGATGTCACACGAGGCGCGGTTCTCTGGGTAGATGCCTCCCTGGTTCCTGCCCCGGATGCCACTCGTTTGCCGAATGCGGCCCAGTCGCATCATTTCGAGGCGATCCTGGAGGGGGCACTATCCCGCCTGCACATGATGAGCAACAAGCCGTGGTCTGACCCCATGCTTGCAACGCGGTATCACCAGACATTCCGTAGGCGGTGCATGGAGTTCCGGGCTATCTCTGATCAGGGGTATTTGATGGCTGACAAAGGATGGCGGTTTCCGTCTTTTGCATAATGAGCAGCATCATCTACAACAAGCACCGTGAGCGTCTCCAGACTGGCCTTTTCGACTGGTTGACTGCAACTGTGAAGGTGGCCTTTGTGGCTGGTGACTACGTCGCTGACGTAGATGATGAATTTCTCTCTGCCGTGCCTGGAAGCGCGATTTTGATTCGGTCTGGCGCGATGACTGGTAAGACAGCTGATGATGGATTCGCTGCGGGATTGACTCCGGAATTCCTGCTCTATCGGAACGCTCGCCCTACTGTTGGAATCCTCCTGTACCAGGACACGGGAGTGGATGCGACTTCGAACCTGATTTGCTATTCGGATGATGGTCCTGGACTGCCTTTTGTTGGTCTCGGGTTCAACTATGCCGTGTCGTACAATGCCACCCTAGGGGGGTTTTACCAGGCATGAACATTCTGCAGATCATCAACACATTTGGAGAGATCAACTCTATGCAGGTGAACCTGATTCCTGTCGATGACATGGGCGGCGATGCGGAGTTGATCCTGGATTTGATGGGGTCTGGTACTGCCTTCGCGCCATTGATTCTCCGGAACTTCCCTAAATTTCGACCTCGTGTGTGCGTGCCCGCTGAAACCCCGAACGTGAAAGTGGAGTGCTGACATGTTGGTAAATGCGGAACGAATTATCGGGCGGTTTGAGCAGCAGCCAGCGGAGGTCAAGCGGTATCGCGTTGACTTCAGGGATTTCCTCGCCGATGGGGAGACGATTAACTCCCCAACCTTCATCGTATCGCCCACTACTGTTCCTCCGGTTGTGGTGTTGAATGTCGCCGTAGCACCCGATGGGGATCAACTCGTCATGTTCCTGAGTGGTGGAGTGGACGCTACAACGTACCGAATCACAATGCGCACCGACACAAGCGACAACCAAACCCTCGAAGATGAAATCGAGCTGCGCGTTACGGAGTTCTGACCATGGGTAATATCCGTCATTCGAACAACGGCTCCGCAACGCTGGCCGCTGGCATACTGGGCGGAAATACCAGTCTTACGGTGCAGGGTGGCGAAGGCGCACTGTTCCCCACGGTTGGTGCTGGTCTGTACGCGAAGATCGCGCTCGAGGATGTTTCTGGCAACATAGAGATTGTTCACTTGACTTCCCGTGCCGGTGATGTGCTCACTGTCACGCGTGCCCAGGAAGGAACTTTCGCGCTTGCATTTGCCTCAGGATCCCGGGTCGAGAATCGTGTCACCGCGGGGACGCTGACTGATTTCGTGCAGGGTTCTGGCGACACGTTTGCTGGGATTCTGGATGGCCAGAATGTTGGTCAGCTCAGCAATACCCGGATCAATGCTGGGCAGACTGTCGGTACGCCCATCCGTGGTGATGCTGGCGTAACGACGAATCAGCTCGTTGTTCCTTCCGGTGGTGGGCCTCCCACAATTGGTGGGTCAATGGTCTACACGGTTGCGAATCTGACCCAGGCCGTTGTCAATGGAATTGCATTCCCTGTCGGAACCATATTGCTGTGGCACGGGCTCATTGGTGGTATCCCAGCTGGTTTCCAGCTCTGTGATGGTTCGATTGGTACTCCTGACTTGCGGGACAAGTTCATTGTTGGTGCTGGTACTACGTATGCGTGGCAGGCTACAGGCGGCGCGGTATCCGTTACTTCTGGTGCTGGCGGTGCGCATACGCCGACCATCCAGGTCACGCATCTCGATTCCAGCAATTTGCCCTCGCATACTCATAGACTCTTTTTCTTTCAAGGCAACCATTCAGGTGATGTCGATGGAATGGGAGTCGGTGCGACAAGCGTTGCTGGAAATACTGATGCCCCAGGTGGCGGTTACGAATTAAATAACGGAGCTGCTCAACAATGGATCGAGAACACCGGTAGTGAACTTGCGGTTAAGGCCACAGGTACACTTACTGGTACTACCATTGCGAACACAAATACCGTCACGATCGGTAGCACGGTTTACACCTTCAAGACGGTCATAACCGTCGCCTACGACGTATTGGTTGGCGGCACAGACTCCATCAGCCTCGACAACCTGATCGCCGCAATCACTGCGGGGGCTGGAGCTGGAACTCTGTATGGCACCGGTACTGTGGCGCATCCGACGGTAACGGCTGCAGCTGGTGCTGGGGACACCATGATTGCGACGGCACTGGCTGCTGGCACAGCTGGTAACTCAATCGCCACTACAGAGACGCTGACCGCCGGTAGTTGGAGTGCGGCTACTCTGCTCGGTGGTGTGGATCCGACGGGCTCCGGGCACACGCATACGGCGGACGCTGTGGCGGATCACACCCACACAGTGGCTACGTTGCCTCCGTACTACGCGCTGTTCTTCATCATGAAGGTGTAACCAGTGGTCGCTGTCACCGACGTCCAACTGTTTGCAAATAATCGGAGTGCAACGCTCAACAGCGATGTTGCCGTGCCTGATGGTTCGATCGTACTGGCTACAGGCCTGGGCGCAACGTGGCCAAGCCCTGCAGCTGGTCAGTTCTTTGCCCTGACCCTGCAGAACACCATCACTGGTGCCTACGAAGTCTGTTACTGCACCGCCCGTGCTGGGGATCTTCTCACCGTTCAGCGCGCCCAGGAAGGCACGGCGGCCCAGGCCTTCGTAGTAGCTAGCGCAGTCGTCCAGATGCGGCTCACCAAGGGCACGCTCGAGCGGTTGGTGCAGAAACATTTCACGGGGGCCGATGTAGGAAAGTACGTACGCGTCGACGCTTCCGGGGAGCTGGTCGTGACCAGTTCCAATTTATCTGTCAACCGCGCTGCTGGTGCAGCCTGGGATAGCCAGGCGGCGCTGACTGTTCCTGCTGACCCCGTAGTTTGCTATATCGAACGCGCCTGCACTATCACCAGTGCGACCATTATAGGTGACGCAGTTGGTAGTTGTGTTGTGGACGTTCGGAAAGTCAGCCGGTCCGGCCTACCTGCAGTTGGTGGGAACTCCATTTGTGCGGCGGCGAAACCGACAGTAGTTGCCGGTAGAAGTTCTCGTGACACTGTGCTGAGCGGGTGGACAACCCCTCTAGCCGCTGACGACACGCTGACTTTTGTCCTCGAGAGCGTTTCGATATTTTCTAATGTGACTGTCATTCTTAACTGCCTGGAAGTGCCATAGATGGCTACTCAATCATGGTCGACTCGGATGCGTCACGACAGTGATGTATTCTTCAGAGAGTGGGGCAGTGAGCTGTCTGCGAAACTGGCCGCCGCGGGATTGGTACAAACCGCCGATACCGGGCAGATCAACTGGATCACGGTTGTACGAGGC